TAGTATGGATGTAGTAATTATCTTCTTTATCCTGTTACTGTTATTTTCTAGCGATAGCGAAGAAAAGGAGCGAGACGTAAAGCCTCACCCCTTAGATAAGTTCGATTAAAGATTTTAGAAGCCATACTCTTTTTTTGATGCATCAGTCAAGCGCGACATGCTTCGTGTAAAATCAGCTCCATTGTTTTTTGAGGCTGCTGTTATTGCATCAATATAATGCTTTTTAGCAGCAGGGCTCTTACCAAGAAGGTTCATGAAAAGAGAAGCATCTCGAGCTATTTTTGCTCCACCAACACCAACAGCTAATGTTCCTAGACCTTGCAAGCCTCCTCGCATCATTGTAGCTGCAAGACCTGCGCCAGCGATTCCTGATGATCCAGCTTTTGATACCATATTCTTAAGTGTTACATTATCACTAAGCCATTGAGTTGTTTCACCTAGATCATTAAATCCTTTAAAGAGATCTTCAGCAACCTGAAAGCTTTTGTTGAACTCTGGGTTTGCTTTCCCAAAATCTTCTAATCTTTCTTTTACCATACCTACCGTCTTTACTACGTCTGGTCGTGAGGCCTTAGGCAAGTGTCTTTGCCCCTTAAATGACTCTCGCGTTTCAATATTAGAAACCCACTTATTAAGTCCACGCTTTAATCCCAAAACATCTTGTGCTCTAGCTCGGCCCTCTACAAGATCCATATTATCAATAGCGCTTTCTGCTTCACCATAAAAGTCTAATAATTGGTCTTTTGCAGGATCAGCAGATTTCAATAATTTATTTTTTGCTCGATTTATGCTTTGTCTTATTGGATTAATATTAATATAACCCTTTCCAATTCCTAATTCACCAGGTTCTGGCTTTAAGCTTTCATAGGCCTTTTCATAGTTTTTTTCCATTACCCCTTCTAGCTCTTTTCTACCGCCTCGCGTTTGAGCATAAACCATAGTTCCAACTTTTATAGCTTGTTGTGTAAATGGACTTGCTCCACCTGCTTCTGCTATAGTTTTAGCTGCTTCTCCTGCTGCTCCAACAGTGGCTGCTTTTCCAAGTGACATTGTTCTACCAGAGAATGGTAATAAGATTCTTGAGACCTTTGTAGCTTTATCAGCACTTAGAAACGCACCTAGTCCTTTAGCGAATTTTGCGCCAGCTTTGCCAGGAAGATAGAGAGATCCAATGGTTTCTAATACGTCACCAATTCTTTCTTCAGTCTCACTTTGAGGATTTGTATATCCCCCAGTAAGTTCACCAGCTTTTTCTTTTATCTGGCTTGATGTCGGTAAAGAAACAGGCAATGCTCCCTGAACATCTTTATAAGAAGGAGTTCTTCCTCCAGTTGCCCAATTTGCTGCTCCAAATCCAAGATTAGCTATATCTCCAGCAGATCCACCAACAAGTGCTGCTCCCTGAACTCCTGTTCTTGCAGCACCGCGTAGTAATGTCTCTAATGGAGATTCATCTTCAGCGTTATAGGGTTGGTCCTGTGATTGCATTTGCTGATCTTGTGGAGAAATAGGTTGTTGTTGTTGATTCACTTGCCCTTGCAGGACTGCTTCTTTTGGTTGCTGTGGTTGTTCATTAGGTAATTCTCTTGGCAGAGACCACTTTGAATTTAGCGCTAATACTGTCATTATAGTCCTCCAACAAGTTCAGCTTTGCCATTTTTAACAACCCATTCCTGCCCATAAATATCTTCTACACTGGCGCCATCCGGAGTTCCTTGTGGAACCTTTGGCGCCACTTCCATATCCTTTAAGGTATCTTTTAGAACCTTTGGAGCGTTGTCAGGAAGTCCATCATTTGCTGCTACAATAAACCCTAAAGCATCGCCACGTTTTTTTACACTCAATGCTTCTCTTTCAATATTATCTTCAAGAGCTTTTTGTGCTTTTGAATCTATATCAATGTTAGGTTTTTGCCCACGTGTAAACTTAAGTCTATAGGCCGATTGTCTTCCACCTTCTAATGAGGCAAGTAATGAGGCAAGCCTATCACCATTTTTGACATATTGTTGAGTCTCAGGTGATTGCATTTGTTTTGCTACAAATCTTCCTTGGAACCCAGAGGCAACTTTTCCTGTTTGCCTTAGTTCTCTCATTGTTTTGACTATGTTTAGTATTTCATCAGCCGAATTATCTTGAGAAACTATTTCGTCGGTGAATTTTCTATACTTTGAATCAATTTGCTTTTGCTTTTGAAATTTAATCTTTTCTCCAGCGCCAGAGTTTTCATAAGAGTTTTCATATAATCCTCTAGCATACGCTTGTTTAAATGATGGCTGACTTTCTTGTTGAAGCCGTTGAGATCCTTGCTGATTATTTACCTCTTGCCCTTGTCCAGCCTGTGGTTGAGCTCCTTGTCCCCCTGCGAACCGTTGCTGTACCATTTGGGGGTTTTCTAAGAGCTGCTGTATCTTTTGCTGTCCCTGTTGAATCTCTTCAGGAGAAAGTTCTTGTTGCGCCTCAGGGCTTTGTAGGTACTGTTGAGCTTGTGTAAGATATTGAGGAGAGAACGCTTCGGATGGAGTTTTAGGAACAGGCGGTCCTCCTTCATTTCCTTGATTCATACCTTGTAGCGCCTGGAGTCCTTGAGAGTAGGGCGCTAGATATTTTTGTTGAATTTCAGGTGGTTGATTGCTAATAAATCGTGCTTCATCTTCGGACATACCAAAAATACTCTCTAGACCTTTCCTATCCATATCTTTAAGTTTTCTTTGCGCAAGTCCTTGGATGGCTTCCCCTATGTTTGCAAGAGGAGATTCTTCGCGAGGTAGCATGTTAAATGGCATAATTATTCCTTTTTAAAAGCTGGCTATAAGAGTACGAACATAATTAGAAGGTGTTATTCCTGCTATTTGAGTAGTCCCAGCTTGTGAAGGTTGCATTGCTGCTGTTGGCTGAGCACCAGACATTGATTGAAGACCTTGAATACCGCCTTGGCCATAGGATGATGGAATGTTTGAAACTTGCTGTTTGAACTGGTTAAATGGTTCTGCTGCTTGGGCAGAAGGACGTTGCGATAGCGGTGTAAATGGACCTGAAGGCATAGGAGAGTAGGTTCCTTCTGGAACACTAAGTGGTGGATTGTCAGTCCCTATGAAAGATCCTGCTGCTTGTTCCTCTGCTTCTTTTTCTTTTTTTGATTTCTGGAATGAGCTATAGATATCAGCAAGTCCACCGGTAATTTTTGGAAGTTGTTGTCCGAGAGATTGAAGAGCTCCCGGTGCTTGTTGCATACCAGTAGTTTGCTGTGTTCCTGGATTTAAAAGATTTTGCTGTTGCTGTTGTTGCAGCTGTAGTCTTTGTAAGTTGTAGGATTGCTCTTGGCCTGCAAGGTCTGATTGTAGATTTCTTCCAGCGCCGGCTAAAGCAGCATTTAATCCACTACTTCCCATTGCCCCTAAGTGACCAAATCGTCCTGTTATTTCAGGTACTGTTTCTGTGCTGAATCTTCTTTGTGCTTCTTTAGCTATTGGGTCAAAGTTAAACTGATTATTTCCTGCTTGTTCGTTTGATTGAGCAAGTAATTTTTGCTGCAATGCTTGCTGTTCTGGGTTAAGCAGAGATGTTTGCTGGGAGTTCATGCCAATGCCATTATTAGTCATTCCTTGTTGACCAGCAGTACCTCTATTAGTCCAGTCATGTTTTCCCAATGCTTTTGATGTTGCTGCACCTAGTCCAGCAATACCACCAATTATAGTTCCTGGAATAGCACCTATTCCACCAGCAACAGCACCTCCACCAGCGCCAGTTGCCGCTCCAGAAAGTCCCATTGTGAGAGCATCAGAACCAAATTCACCATAATTAAATTCTCTAAAGCCTCTTTGCAAATCTTCATACCATGCAGCCATAATTCATCTCCTTTTAATTTGTTATGTACTCTACCACGAAATAGTTCACTGTATAACTCTGTCGGTTAGATCCGGTTGTAACGTTTATATTCGTAGCATCTACTGATACTTCTATATTATTTACCAAAGTTGGGCTTGCATAAGGAAGCTTCAATGCTGTCTGAGCGGTAGGGTCATTTGCTACACCATAGTAATCAACGAATGTTGTTGTTGGCGTTACCGTTATCCCGTGTGGAATAGAAACAGCTGCAGTATTTGGAAGTGCTACATTATAAAAAACAACCACTCTTATAACGGGCCTTAATGCTGCTTTGTTTGCTGTTAAAGATGTATAAGCAGGATTAGAGAAATAGCTCTTACCGCTGAATGATTCTAAAGTAGAATACGATCCGCTTTGTCGCTCATTAGTAGCAAGTGCCATTATGTTAAGATCCTGATAAAGCCTAATAAGAAGCTCTTTAAATTCAGCAGAGTTTACATCAACACTTGATACTTGTTGTACGTCGGTAGAGAATGTTGATGGTACAAACTGTCCAGACTTTGGATATGACATTTAAATATCTTTCCACGTTACGCGTTTTTTTATGTTCTGAACTGTACCCCTACTAACTCCAAACATATCTGCTATTTTTTTTTGCGAAAGACCATTACCAAAAAGTTTTTTTATTTTTACAACCTTTACTTCATACATTTCTTTATATCGCTCCATTTTCTGCTCTTCTACTGCATGCGGTCACTGGTTGCTTGAGTGTAAAGACACATTGCTTCCATTTTAAATGGAGACAAAGAAATCAAAGGATTAAGCATTTGCTGTAAGCTAAAATGCATATTGATCTGAATAAACTCTCCAGAAGCCTGAAAATAGATCGGATGCCATAATATCCTTTGTAACTTTTCCCATGGATAAATTGATACATCATAAGGAGATGTTTCTAGAATGCTATTACCAAGATTGCTGCTTGTTGCTTGAGCTTGATCAACCATAGAAAGTTCTGCTGTTGATACATTATAATCTACTGATATTTGACCAAACTCTGTTTTTTGAACAGCGAAATCAATCTTAGCAACATACACCGATCTTCCTTTATCAACATATGGATTAAAGTTTTTAGTTTTAATAAGGACGTTACTAACTCTGGCAGCCGTTCCTCCACCATCATAGGTACCGGCTGAAAGGGAAGAATCAATTTGAATAACGTTTGCATTTGCGGCAGCTTCCAGTTTATTAACCTCAAATATTTTACCATTGAGTGCATTCATTAAGTCAGCATCGCCAACGACATTTTCAATTAATATAAAATCAGAGTCATATGCTTGAAGGTTAGGGCTTGTGTCGTAGTTATGGTTATAAATAGTAAGTTCTATAACACAAGTACCTGGGAAGGCAATATTGGCAATGTATTGGGAAGGTGCATTTCTTGGTAACTCTGTATCGATAAAGAGCATAAATCCTTGTTGGTTTCCTGCAGCTATTTTTCGTTGATTTGGCTGGCCGGTTGGGCTGTTCCAAGGCTGAATCCATTGTTGCCATGTTGTATAAGTATAATCTGCCCAGGTGAGTGCAGATGTTTGCTCTACGTACCCAAAAGCAGTAAAGCAGTCATCATTTTCTGCCCATGCTCTTTCTGTATAGTTATAGGTTAATACTTTGTTAGGAAACGTTTGTGTGGCCTGTAAACTGTTAGAGGTATAAGCCCAATAGAACATCTCAGCATAGTAATCTCGTATTCCAGCGGTTCGCTTGGCATTATTACCGGTAACATTAAACTCAAATACTTTGTTAGGAATCTTTTCGTCTATACGATCCACGTTGCTACCATTACAAGCATGAAAACCCGACTGTCCCTTTGCTACAGCATATTTATCTGTTGATATAATGGAGAATGTTGAGTCAGCCCCCATCTCTGAATTGAGTTGTTGCCATAAGAATGGCAGTGCGCTATTTCCAGTACTTACCAGTTCCCATGTAGAACGCTCAAAGTAAACAATGAGTCTATTTTTTATAAACTCAGCGCTTACAATTGTTTCAGAAGTTGGCGCGTCAGTAAGTCCTCCTCCAACATAACCAGCTTGCTCAACCTCTAGCCATGATGCTGGTGTTAGCGGATCACCTGATGCTGAGAATCTACATCTATTAACATGCACCGTATTAGCAGCACCCTCGATAGTATTTAGTAGGAGTAGTCTTCCTGAAAAAGGAATAATTATGCGTGCTGTCTTTACAATATTTCCTGCGGCAACTAAGAACGTAGTTACTGCAGATAAGTCAGCAAATGTTGTACCATCAAAAGAGTACATAGGGTCAGCAGTAGTAAAATTGGTAACGAATAAAAGTCTCTGGCTTGCACCGCCCACCATACCTATCCAGTTAGCTACCCAGAAGAAATCAGAATCGCTTCCATTCCATATTGTTGTAGTTACTCTGTTCCATCCAGTAGCAGTGTATATATAGGAGAACTGTGTATCAAAAGCATAGGTTGGGTTGTTGTTAATGCCCGTATTAAAGTACTGATCAATGCCCATTACTGGATTAGCGGGATAATAGTAAACGGGAGTGTTGAGGTTAGTGAGATTATCACCAACAATTGCAAATGAATTAGGGACTGCATTGCTATCTATTGTTGCGGTAATAGCGGGAAATGTGGTTTTAGTAAGCTGCACGGTCCCAAGTACATCAACAGTAAATATGACATTGCCTACTGAGAAGATCTGTCCTAGCTTAATTTGCCCTGCTACTCCTGGAAGATTTACTGCTGGGGTTAAATCGCCATTAGCATCAGTAGTTCCAATTTGGATTCTCAGTCTTGAAAGAAGCTGGTTTGATCCAGAAAGCGTTGTTCCGAAACGTTTTCTTACCGAATCACGAAAAACATAGGCGTTCTGAAGTTCTTCAAAAGCGTCGTTGTTCTGAATCCAGCTGCTCCCGTATTTATCAAGTCCAGTTTTAAGTGGTGCGATAAGAAAACGATCATACGCCATTTTAAGCTCCTATTGCCATCCAGGTAAAGTCTACATTTCCACTCGTACCATTTACCGATCTATGAACGGTAAAAGATGTTTGGGTATAAGCAGACACAAAAACAAAACTTGCTGCACTCGTTGCTCCACCGGCATATCGAGTAACGATTGGCGTTGCGCTTAGATTAGTAAATCCAGGAAACCCAGTTACTGAGTTGTAGTTAACAACTAAGGATGAAACTCCATTCATCGTACCGAATCCCCACACCATTTTTACCCCAGAAGGAAGGTAGGTCCATCCATCATTGTTTGGATTTCCTCTTGTTTGTGTAGCAGTCATGGGAACTTGTATAGCCAATCCTCCAGCAATTGGCTTATTGATATATATCTCAGAAAACCCTGTAGTTGCATGTATATGAGAATATAAACCTGATACATTTACTGGAAATTGAGCAACATTAGGAGGAGAATTAGCTCTATCAGAGAATCGTATAAACCTAAATCCTATAACTGTGTCTAAACAGTTGCTACCAGGAGTTCCATTTCCTGCTATTGTGCCGAGTGCTACAAAGTTATCAAGTATCTCACCTTGTGATATAGAGGGAACATCACCAGCTTGCGGAATGTTATAGTTATAAGCCATTGCTTCTCCTTATAGTCCAAATCCATTGTTTCCAAAGTTACTAAACGAACCACGAGGCATATCGTATATAGTTGGAACTTTATTATTAGATAACTGTACAAGTGTCCTTCGTTCACAAAGATTTTGCTGCTCTGTAAATCCAGGTGTAATCATTTGAATACTGTCATAATCCATCCGGTCTTCAAAGATTTTCCTTGATGCGCCATAAGCAATGTACTGCCAGTATTCTTTCAAGTCAGGAGAATCTGTAGTATTCATGAGCCATGTTGGATTGGCATAGACTTCAAACTCAACACGATAAACTTTATCTGGAACAGGGCGAACGATAAACTTGTTGGCATAGTAACCAACCATTAACGGTCTCGATGTCTTTGCAAGTGAGTATTGAGCATAAATTGGTTGACCAATAGCAGGTGCATTAGAAAAAGTTATATCGTATGCACCGGTTGTATAATCGATACGATTAAATATCTCAACTGCTATTGGTGCGGTACGAAGGCTAGTTTTGTAGTCAGCTCCATTAGGGTCATAAAGGTTACCTTGTGGGAAGTTGCTACCATCAGTGATATCAACAACGGGTATGTCGGTTAATGAAACACCTATTCCTGCAATATCTATAGAGTTAAATAATACTTCGCGTTGCAACAATGATGTAGTCGTATTTGATATTAAACCAGTGCTTAACGTACCAGAAAAGTTTGTCGTGATTCCATTACCAGTACTTATTGTTTCCTGTACCGTATTTGTTTTTGGAAATGCGCCATAGAGTTCTGCTTGAGATTGAACGAATGAAACTGGGTATCCAGAAATATAAAAAGGAGGATGCACAGTAGTGAAATTGTTTTGAAAATCAAACAGAACATTATTAACTGCTCCACCAAATGAAAGGGTATCTGTTGGGTAGACGTCTTGGTTTGGGTTCGTGAAGAATGAATAATTTGTCCTAAAGTTGAATGTTCTTAAATGTTCGGGAAAATCATATACCAGGAATGTGTTAATGTACTCATTCAGGTCGTTTTCAGAGAGTAAGTTAACCGATGGACTACGTGTAATTCTCCGTACTTTCTTTTGTATAGCCGCTAAAGTTGTATCAGGTGCTGCCATCACTTTCTCCTTTTAAAGAATGTTTTTCACCGACGCTAATAGTGTATCATTTTGTTCGCCTATTGGTGTAGCAAAACAACAAACATTTACCAAATCGCTTGGTGCTACGGGTATAGCAAACGGTGTATAGTTTGAAGAATCTATTTCTGTGGTAAATGTATTATTGCTTGTTACGGTAATAGGGGTTACTTGTTGGTTAATTTGTTCCATTCCACAAGCAGTAGTAACATAAATACGTATAATAGTGCCATCAACATAGTTGTGATCGGTATGAGTAGTAATTAGTGCAAGAGGAGCATTGCTAATAGCTGATATAACACGAACACTTGGACCGAAAACCGGAGTCCTATATATTTCGCACCGCTCATCTAAAATTGCCATGATAAAACTCCTCTTGCACTAACTTTTAATTATTAACGTTCTGACTTAGACGAAATGGATTTGCTTGCTTTTTTAACTGCAATGTCCTCTTCGATCTTAATCTCTTTTAGATGTTTGAGGTCTTCAGGAACATGTTTTTGATAAACAGGTGGCGCATCAGGAGTTACCAACAGAGAAGCATTAGGAGTTATATCACGGTAAGATTCAATATCCATAAAGTCTAATGGGGTAAATCCAAATCGTTGGAAAATTCCTTCAGTGCTACCTATATTGTTATCGTTCTGATCAATCTTTTGTTTGTGAACTACAATTCCACAGTCTTTTGATATATGCCTTGCAACAACCCTTGGTATTATTTGAACACTGTTATCAGGGAACGAGTATTTTTGTAGTCGATCGCCCTTGTGCACTAAGTATGCAAACGTAATAGGCATTCCTGCTTGTTCGTAGTTACGTACTACACCACGAACAAGTTCGTTATCTCGTTCTCTTATTTCTGCTATTTTTTCTGCAGAAAGATGTGTTTGAGGACGATTACCGTAAAAATCAAATTGCGATAGATTATCTTTAGCCATAATATTCCTTTCTTAGTCGGGGTTACCCGTCGGTAACCCCTTTAATGTGACATTAATTAAAGATCAATTAGAGTCCGCCAAATGCTGACTTACCAGCAATCCACTCCATAACATCACCAGCAGAACCTCCAGCAGGACCAGAAATAGCTGTTGTTAATACTTTACCAGCAGCACCGGTTCCAAGGACCATTCCAATAAATCCAGTGTTAACGGCTGAATCAGCAAGCAAACCAGTTTGAGTAGCATTGATCTGTGCTCCAGGAGTTCCAGGAACTTGAGATGCAGAGGTAATCAAAGAGGTAGCTGTATCTTCACCCATTGGAGTCATCTGAGGGAATGAAGAAGGTTGCTTAGCAATTGTAGGCCAAGAGAATGCAGTAAATGTAGATGTATCGATATCAATAACAAAGTTATATGCATCAGTTATTGAAACTACTATTGCTGATCTGTTGTCAAGTTCTACCATTCCAGCCGCAGCAGGAATTTTTAATCGTACAACTTGACCAGGAGTCAAACCATGAGCTACAGATGTAGAAACAGTATTGGTTGTCTCATTTATGTTCACGATGTAACGATTTCTTGGATAGAACAATGGGTCAACATTGATCTTACGATAGAATCCAGCGCCACCAACAGCACCAGGAGCATTTGCTAAAACGTTAGTTGCGGTTAAAAGTGTAATGCTTACACCAGCAGACACTGCACCAACAACCATATCAATACCGTTAACATCTGTTTGAGCGGTGCTATTCATGCGTACAACATCACCAACTGCAATGTTAGTAGTTGTAGCAGTAGATACAACAGGTTTTGTTGCATTTGTTGAAGCAGTTGAAACAATAGCAGCACCAATAACTGGTTGTGATCCTAATGCTTTACCAGATGAATCAAACAGGGTGAATCCACCGGTTAAAATAACATCATCAGTTGCAGCATTGGTAGTTACTGTTTTGTAACGTACTTTTGCATAACCAGGAGCATTGCTACGTTGCCAGAAGAATTCATAACCTTTGCTACCAGAAGCAGCAGTACCTGCTTTGCCCCATTCTGTAGCATTACGAACAATCATATAATCTGCGTTGGTAGGAATTGCAACAATTCTATTTGGTACACCAGCTGCAGTGGTAAAAGTACCTTGGCTTAATACGGTTCCGTCCATTATTTCTCCTTAAAAGCTTAAGACGCAACGCAAACGAGCAATCCATTCATCGTTCAAGATTCTTTGTGCCATTGCAGTTTTCCAGCCTAAAGTAGCTGTTTGTGCAAGTGCATCAGAGAATCTAGGGTCACGATAGATAAGTTCACTATTAAAACCATCTTGTGTCACAATACCATATGCATCCATACCAGTAATAAAGACGTTATACACATCAGCACCATTTGAAGATGCATTAGGTACAACACTTCCTACAGAAGATACAAAGAATCTTGCTCGACCAGCGGTCCCAAATTCGGATCTTAATACTGAACTTTGATTTGGGTATTGAGCAACATTCAAGAATCCGTTCATTCCTTCAAGATCAGACATTAAGTTTGTGCTGCAAAGTGCTGCATAAGAGTTGTTCACAGGACCGGATCCAAATCGGTTTTCACCTTGGATCTTATCAAGCATTGTGTACGCATCATTACTAGCAAGAACACGAGTAACGTTATCAACGTCTTGTCGAGTTATGTCGGTTGGAACGTCGCCAACTGTTCCAAATACTGCGTTAATAGCAGTTGCAGAAGCAGCTAACATGTCCCTGGTTAGCTCATCTTCAGTTTCTCGAAGATTAATTCCGAGCATACGGGTACCCCAGTTGAGGACCGGATCTTGACTGAAGAGAGTTACTTGTTCTTGAAGTGCAATAGCTTTACCGTAGGTAGACATGGTAGCGTCGATATCCATAGCCGTTAAAGCTTCTGGAACAACTGGCGCACCAGAGTTACCTAATGGAACAGGCGCAGTACTTAATTTGTTAGGACGACGGAATCTGGTAGTTGCTCCAGATTTTCTTGGTGCTTTTACACGCATAGCCGCAATATTATGAATCAAGTTAGGGACTTGTACCGCTAACATAGTTTCATGAAAATGTTGCTGGACTGGAGCAGGTAAAACACTCGATGTAGTTATTGCCATGAATTGGCTCCTTGTACATTTATAAATGAATATAACTATATACAAGCTGGCGAAGCTTAAATTGCGCCCATTGGCTGACGAGACCAGATACTACTTTACAGTAGTAATTGCGTCGGATGTGATTGTGGGATTAACGACGTCCCGTTTTCGTTCAACAAGATCATACGATTAAAGGGAGAGAGAATCAAGGTCGGGTCCGGAGAAATGGATTGAAAAACTCCGGACCCAGACAAAGAGTAGTAGAGAAGCCTAGGTTAAATGTCTTGCATCTCATAATGGTTACCATCAGGCTTTTTAAAATCTCCCCCGTGGCGATTATGTTTATGCAAGCTCTTCCAGAACTTTCCAAATGGCTCATGCGACTTAGTATCAGTCAAATACTCCCCTTCAGGAGAGAAGAGATTAAGATCAACCGATAAACGCTTACAATGCAGGCTATTTTTAATACCTTTACCATTTTTGGCATAGATATCAGCCTGTTCTGGAGTTCTGAACGTTTCTCCAAATGTAACACGGTATCCTTGCTTGTCTATATAGTTTATTAGACTTGCTACATTTACCGCAAAGATAGCCTGCTTTTCTGAAAGTTTCATTACATGTTTTCTATTGCTGAATTCATCTGACGCACCAACATTTCTTGTCTTTCTCTGCTCACATTACCATCTTCAGCAAATCGGTTAACTTGAGAGAGTGGTGATTGAGGACCTTGAGACTTAATTGATGACGACGACTTTGGCTTAGCGCTATTATTTATAGCTCGAACTCTATCATGTGAAGGCCTTACATCTTTAGCAGCATAACCAAGGCTCTTTATAAACATATAGGCAGATTTACCAGAAGCGTACATGTCACCACTTGATGCGAGCGTCTGTGCTACTTCTGGGTGTTCTTGTTTAAGTCGTTCTATATTTTTTGATGATACCACAGAGTCAAAGTCGCTGTACTGTGACTTTAGTCTTGTTTCAGCGCTCGATATTACTGTTTGATACTTGTACTGTTTGAGTTCTTGCTTTATAGCGTTCATCTCTCTACGCATAGCAGAAACATGGCGACCTTCAACAAGGTCATCGTCGCCAAGACCGTAATCTAACTCTGGTTCTGGATCTTTCTTCTTTTCACGGCTTCTTTGGATCTCTAATTCCAACTCTTGCGTACGCTTTTCAGCCCTGAAAGCCTTTTCCCTCAACTCACTCCAAGAGTCCTTAACGGCCTTTTTTGTTGGTACTGGAACTGGATCAGACTCTTCTTCTTCTATGTCTGCATTATCGACATTTTCTTCTTCATTATTGTTTGATTCTTCAACATCTTCGGATTCAGGTTCCGGTATTTGCTGGACTGGTGCTTCTTCGAATACGGGCTCTGTCTTGGTCATATTCTTTACGGTACCGTCTTGGTTATAGTCTACTTCGAAACTCATTATTTCAGCTCCTTTAAAAGTTTGTTCTTATCTTTTTGGTTTTCAGCGTGATATGAACCTTTTGTTTCACTATTTAAGTCTTTGCATATCTCAAGCAGTTTACCTTCTTCGTATGCTTTGCCAAAGAATAGAAGGTCTAACTGGGGACCTTCAATCTTCGACTCATTCAGCTTATAGTCTGCTAGTATCTGTGGACTTACCACTGACCAAATATACTCTATAGAATGACTTTCGCTGTCATACTTATAAACATCCTGGCTATAAAATGGTGTGGGGCAGGTGCGTCGTTCAAACGCGAATATTCTTGGAAGGACATTAACGAGAAGTTTCTCTTTCTTGAGGCTCACTTCAACAAAGAAGTCGCTTGAGAATCTCTTTTTACCTCGTCCAATTGCGGCATGAAGGTGTTCTAGGTATCTATCTGATTCTTGCTTTTCAATATCACCTAAAAGCATTCCATCGTCAGGACTTTGTTGTAGCTCAGCGGCTACCTGTCCGACTGTTTTATCTTTTTTTACTATCTCTGCCATCTCTCTCCTAGACGTAGAACTCTATAACTTTGGGAATTTTTCCCATTTTTCCCATTCTCTTGACCATCTTACAAAAAACCCTCACCTATTGCTAGATGAGGGAGAGAAAGAAAGAAGAGTAGTGTGGAGTTACTTTTTCTTTTTTGCTTTTGGCTTTTTCTTCTTAGCGATTCCCGCCTCTGATAGAGCAATTGCTAATGCTTGCTTCTTATCTGTAACGACAGGACCTTTTTTAGAGCCAGATTTTAGTTTGCCAGCCTTGAACTCGTCATAGACTTTGCCGACCTTGTCGCTTTGCTTCTTGGTCTCTTTTTTCTTAGTCGACTTCTTTTTCATCATGTTCCTAATTTATAGGTGCTAGCGGTCATTATCCTACTAACACCTATTGGATAGAGATCTACTTGCTAAAACATACGTGGTTCAACGTTCTTCTTCTTACGTTCGTAATCAGTTTTCTCGTTGTCCATATTAATAGGCTTGCCAAGTATCGCATAAGCGATATTAGCAGCTTTTTTATTAGGTCTAGGTCCTTGTGCCATATTAATCCATCCTAAAAGGGTCAAAGGGTTGTGCCACTGACTCTAGCTTTCTGACGAAAGACTTTTGTGGAAGATTAGAAGGTTCGCTCATAGCATTAGGAACCTTACGGCTATCTAACAGCTGACGCCTATCTTCAGGATCACGCGGAAGTAATAAGAATTCAAATTCTTCCATAGTTATCCTTTTAGTTAAGCTTAGCTGGTTTGTAGCCTGGGCTTCCCTTGATTCTATCAGCTTTGATCTGCTCATCGATTCCAGCAACATCATCCTTCATTTCCATGTAGCAATCGCTGTATGGATCTGGGTATGCCATTCTTTTGCTAGCAAGAGGAAGACCAGCAAACTCGCCGCCTTTTTTCATTCCACCATCTTTATACTTTGACATGTTACTGTCCTTTATAGAAACGGCTAACACTTTACGTGCGCCAGGTTATTAACCTCTATCTATTGAGCAGGACCACCCTGTTCAACTTGAGGATTTATTTCTTATTGCTAGCCTTGCAGCTGTTCCTGCATTTGATTCTGCAGATTCTCCTTTAGCCCGCCAGCAACTTCATTTTCTTTGGTTCTAATCTCTTCTTTTCCACTTGCTGTTTGGTCAGGATTTGTTCTTAGCATCTGAGCCAGCATAACAAGTTCTTTAAGATTCGCCATGTCCATACTTTCAAGTTCTTTCATAGCCTTAACTTTAGAAAGAAGTGCATCATCTTCATTCTCAGCAGCCTGTGATCTTCTTTCGACCGCAAGAGCTTCATTTTCTTCAACTCTGCTGATCCTCTCAAGACCCAGCCCCTGGTCGCTGACTGCACGAGCTTTATTAAGTTCGATCTGAGATTGTAGCATTTCCATTTGAGTTTGCTGTTGTGCCTGTTGTGATTCAGCCTGTTGTTGCTTCTCTTGTTCAATAGCTTTAATAAGATCGCTCTTATTTTGCATAGTGGAAGCTTCAAGGATAACTGAGTCAGGTATCTGCATTCCCATTTCACGCAAGTATATAAGTTGAGAAAACTGCATTTGTTTCTGGGTGCTCGTCAGTAACCCCTCCTCTACCACGCAGTCATATCTACCAAATGTCTTATTGTAGAACTCTTCTGTTGGCTCTTCTTTCTCTAGGATGTTTTTAATCTTGCCAGGAGTAAAGTTCATCTGAATAAGCTCTATCATGATCTTGCCAAGTATCTTTTGAGAGCCATCAAGATTATCAAATAAGATCTGCAAGGTAGTAAGACCTGCGCCCTGTCTCAACTGAGATAGAATGCCCGCTTTATCATCAGTAGCAGAACCGAGAAGTTCTTCATTAACACCAGAAATCTGAGCCATTTCATTACCAAGTATGTTCGTTATCTCAATGGATGATTGGGGTATATTAACTGGGGTTATTGGTATTATATCGCCCGGCTGAGCATGCATTTTAACTACTAAGTTCTTGCCCTCACCTCTTAATGATGACGCATCTTCTGGATTAACCAAGACACCTTCTTTAAAGATGTAACCAGTGGTAATGGTAGATTCCATTTGCTTGAGCTGGATAATCATTCTTCTGTTATATAAGAACTGAGAATCACGTAATTGGCGAACAATTCCTTGTAAACGTAGATTATAATATTGAAGTTCAGGATAGTAGTAAGCAAATACCGGAACAAAAGGAAAAGAATCGAGTCCAGAAGGCTGTGGTCCAGAGAAGAATATCTTCCCTTGGATGATTATAGCCAGTTTAACTGTTGGTATCTCTGTATTTATAATCTGTATTTGTGGGTAAGCTTCTACGAACTCTTTTAGCTTGCTTTTATCACTACTACGCCACTCTTGAGTCTCACCAGTCTCTGTATCAACTAAGAGAGTCTGTTTACGGTAATCCCTATAATAAAACTCGTCATAAGCAAGCAAGTCTCTAGAAGAAAACGAGCTTTTCTCTGGCATATAAGAAAAGTTACTATCAGTACCAAAGCTTCCAGACATCATTTCTATCTCTTCACGGTGATCAGGAAGAAGAGATATGCACTCACGCTTAGTTAAGAATGATCTTTTTATTATCCCATTACAATCAGACAGATCAGACTTTCTAAAAAATGGATCGATGAGAAAGCTGTTATAAGCACAGTTATCTACTTTGATGTTACCGTTAACAGGATCTTCTCGGTAATCCATCCAAACATGCATAAGGTTCATACCGGTAATCAAAGCACCACGGAATGAATCAGAGAGTGTACCTAATACATCCTCTTTATTATTAATCCACATAAGTGTTTTAGTGAACTGGTCTGCAGTATCTGAGTCAGAGTTCTCTACACCAACAACAACAGTAGACTTACGGTTTTGTCGCTGTCTACCATCTACCATGTTAACGATGCGTGATATGCGGTTAAAGAAGAAGTTAGATCCACCAATGTCCTGCTGGTCGTTATAGAGGTCTGCCCAAAGTCTTTGGTCGCCTGCCATAAACCTAGTATCAAGATCAGCTTCATACCAATACGACTGATTGACAGAAAGTGAAGCGGTTCTAAACTCATCAAATCTTTTTAATATGTCTCGATCTTTGCCTGTATAGTCAACGTCATATAGATTGTCTTCTGGAAATAACATCGTTCTCCTTTAAAGTTTCTTAGTGAGCAGGACTAAGGAACTTTGAGAGTCCTTGCAAACACTTTCATTTTAGAAAAGCATACCTGGTAAAGCAAGACTTATCGATAAATAGATCTATGTCCGTAACGTGCCTTTTGATGCATCGCTGTAATATCTTCTTTACTCATACTATCACTGATCCTTGGTAGCGATATACATAGATATCGCATCGAGTCAGAAAAATGACTCGACCAATCATGCAATGGCTGCGCTGCGTAGACTTTTTTCTTCGAATCATACTGCTGACGATAGTTCTCTAGTGCCTTTAAAAGTGGGGCACAATTAACCTCATCAACCCACATCTTAGAAAACGTAGAACGAACAGATTCAATTCCATCAGCTATAGAAATAGATGGTGCAGTAATAAATTCTATGCCCAGCTGGCGTGCTTTTTCTATACGTGTAATCCCTGATCCCCATTCTTGGACTGCTACGTCCGCAGGAGCTATATGCTTACCATACTTGTATGGCTTACTATCAATTACATTAACGTAATGCTCAAGACCCTCTTTATTCTTTTCGTAACAATCTATTACACGTAGAATCATTCCTATTGACTGATAGAATATAATACAGGTACTGTCTCGTACTCCAATATCCCAAACTGTATGAACGGGAAAGCTTGGGTCCCAAGGAACTGTTCCAATTTGTCCCTTAACACGCATGCGATCGATATACTTAGTATAGTAAGCACCTTCGACACCCATCTCAAAACTACAGTTATGAACAGTGCGACCCAGAACAACATAGCTTTCATCGTACTGTACTTTTATGTTGTAAACACTTCCCTTAAAATGCTCTCTTTCTATTTTTGTAATGCGTGCAGCTACCCCATACTTAGTTCTTGTTAGCGGCCCAGACTTTTCACGAAGACCTTTTATACCAATGTTAACTACATAAGAATCCTGGCAATCGTAAGTCTTTCCGTGAGGAAAAGTTACTGTTTCTCCTTTTCTATTCGAAATTCCTGCTGCATAACCAACATTAAGGCTATTGGCAAGAATCTGTACCTGGTAAGCAAGAGTTTTACTTGTTGTTGCATAAGAGAATTTCTCATAATTCTTAAAAATAGAATGACAACCGTCACCCCACATTAGTTCATGAAAGAACTCTATCTCGTGGGTAGCAATCCAAGAAAATGGAATTCTTTTATTGTTAGACTCTGTTCCGCAAAGAGACTTAAAGAAATCAACCAACTGAACATTATAAACAACAACATTGGTGCTACTCCCTGATTCAGAAACAAAAAGAGAATACTCTACATTAATCTTACAAAGAAGAGATGTAACTCTATCTACTTCTTTAGATCCACCAACGGTAAATTGAACTCCATTTTTAAAGGAGGATCCCTCACAAATATACCAGGCTATAAGCATACACAACTCATAAGATATAAGTTGAACCTTTCCAAGAGGCATTTTAGGAAACACGAGCCGATCTTTATCTGTAACGTCTCCAGCATTCTTCCATGAGTATGTTTGAATAGCCTTGTTATATACTCTAATAGGGTGACACGGAGTACACACCAAAGGCTCCGGAGAACCATAAGAGTGTATCTTGATCATTTCCCCTTCGTACTCTCTTTTTATCACATCTAATACTTTTCTAGGTCTTCCTGAGTGAGAAATAACCATCTCATTAATTTTTATATCAGAAATAGGCTTTAACTCATTTAGTGCTAGAACTTCTTGAGACCCAGGAAAACAATAGTACTCTTGCTGTATGAGATCTTCAGACATGATTCCTTCTTGGCGTTCACGCTCTATTTCTACCATCGGAATATGCTTAGTATCTTCAATCGTTAACTTATAACAGAACCATTCTGGAGATATCTGTGCGATCTTATACAAGTCCCATAGGCTATTTTTGCCCCTTGGCGTACTGATGAAGATAGCCCAACCACCATTAGCTGTTAGAATCGGACGTATAAGCTGATATGCACGGGGATCTTGAAGCGCATACTCAGAAAATACGCATCCCTGTGGATTCGTCCCGACAAGCCCATCGTACCGATCTGAGCCAACAAGCTGAATAATAGAACCATTGGTTAACGTAACCTTCATTTCTTGAGAATTGGTAGACGCTATAAGCTCTTTTGGTATAAAGTCTAAGAATTTACTACCTGAACTTGTTATAGAATCCCATATGACCCGTTTTGCCTGCGTAAACGAGGGGAATATGTAGTAATATACGCCTAATTTACGTAAAGCCGCCCGGATTATTAAATTCCAGGCGACAATATCTTCCCCGATCGTCTCGGTAGAATCACCAGTAATTTTTTATATCCCTTCACTTCAAGGGCGACACAAATTGGGGTCTGATATGGCCTTGGTGTAAAAAGGTCCATTTTTATTCTTTGTTCAACATTTAAAGTCATTTTCTTATTCTCCGATTATTACAGTTTTCTTTTGGAGTAACCCATCTGCAATTTTCTTTACAGTATCCATCATCATTATCTATTCGGTCAATCTGTAAACCTTCTGGTCTATCGCCCATGTCCTCATAGAACCCTAAAAAATCCTTCCACTTCTCGCAAACAGTGATACCACGGCCACCATAATTATGATAGGCGTTATTGTTAGGATTTAGGCATCGAGCTTTGATTCCCATCCATATTACCCAAATAGAGGTGCTTTTCATACCGTGACCGTGACCACT